AGAATAGTATCTACTTCTTCTTGAGACATTGAAGGAAATGTTAACTCATGATTGTTAACAAATTCTTCTACATTTTCTATAAATCTTTTAATTCCTGACATATTTTCTACTCCTTAATTTGTTGTCATTTATAATATCATTATACCACATTTTTCTATCATAGTAAACAGTTAAATTCACTTTCATATAAAAAAATTATTGTACTGTGACATTTTTATCACTGTTCTTAAAGTACTCATTATATAGCCATTCCAATTTATTTAACTCAGGATGTTTACGAACCCATAAACCTGTGTCAGTTGCAAAGTGTTTTCTAAAGAAATTATCTAACTTAATGTTTCCAGTTTTTTCTTCTGGGTTGATCTTTAGAGCCAGTTGATCAAATTCATCGTCAGACATGATAGGATCGCTCTTATACTCATAGGCGTATGCTGCGATAGATAGTTTAATTCTATTCTTAATTTCTTGGTTGATATCAGGTGTATGCAACATATTTACTATATCCTCTCTTCATCTTTTTCTTCTTGTCCTGTATAACTCTCTTTCTATATCTTGGAGTCTTTACTTTTCTTGCTATAGGATTTCGAGTTCTTTTCACTGTTTTAACCATTTCGTACCTTCTAAGTTCATATCTGCATATTCTCTTCTATAAAATCTTTTAACTCCTGGACGTTCTTTACCTGCAAATATTATGATATCGTTTTCCCAGTCAATATCAACATTGGCTCGATAGTCGTTTACAGGATGAATGAAGTCAGGCTCTCCCCATATCTTTACGGCAGAGTAATATTCATCTCCTCTAAATCCTATAAACTGTACTATCTTTCCGTCTTTCATTAATCTATCTCTACATCCTTAACTGGAACTGCGAAGAAGTAAGATGGATTTTCTATATCTTGTACTTTATATAAAGTATTTCCATAGATATCTTCATCCTTATACTGTCCTAGGACAATTCCTCTACGTTCTTTAATTTCATACCCGGCTACAGGTATATCTGCTAAACTATAAAAACCTCCTAGACGACCATATTCGTCTACTGGAAATTTTTTCTTATAAGTGCATTGATACTGTTGCATTATGCTATATCCTTTAAATCTAAATTAAACTCTTTAGTTTCGAATCTTTGGATTCTTTCAACTGGTATTTTATATTTTTTGCAATCCTTAATTGCATCTTTTACTGATTCTTCTTCGGTTGTACCTAGACCACCGATCCAGCCTTCCTTACGTCTACCTAATTGTGGGGTATAATATACGTAGTAAGCTTTGGTTGTATATCTTTTAAATTTCATTACGATATTCTCCTTTCCTCTAACATTTCTTCCATTACAAAGTATTGAGCATCTGCTACATTAGAACCTTCTTCTTTGATGAACTCTTCGACTCTTCTGTCATATTCATCTGACCATTTAATATCTTCTCTGATATCCTGTTCTTCGAACCATTCATTTGAAATCATATCTTTTTACTCCTTATGATTTTATTGTATCATAGAAAAAAAGTAATGTAAACAAAAAAATACGCATCATATGAAAATAATGCGTTAGTGTGATATAAATGTCACAGTATTCTAGGTACCAGTTCCGAAGATATAGCTTTGGTATTTTCCAACAAATTCTTTAAATACATCTATATAAACGTGCATATTATCACCTTGTGACTCCCAGCATATTATATTCGTATCTATATTAGAAGGTTTTGAAAAGACAGTAAATTCACCAGATTTGGTATTGAACATCATCATAAACGTGACATCATTAGTAACATCTTCCCATTTAAATAGCGGTTTCTGTCCTAGTACATCATGTGAAAAGTTCATAGCGCTTTCTAGTTCTTCACAAACTAACTCCTTGTTTATATAAGCTAAGGATTTAGGGTTCATAGTTTCATATGTCGTATTATCTTCACCGAAAGATTTTCCAACTATTAATACTGTCAATATAATAGTAAATAATACTATCGATCCTATATAAAATTCAAAGTTTCTCATGTGCTCAATCTTTCTTTTTGTTCGTTTAATATAACTTTTATAACTTCTTCATCAACGCAGGATATCATTTTAGGAGAATTTGACAATCCATATTCTTGAAATATCTTATAGTAAAGTATGTCAGTATTTTCTCTGGCAAATTCTTTACAGTCATCTATGGAATAGAAGTGCGGGGTGTGAAATACGAAGTATTGTTCGTAACTCAACTTAGTGGAAGGATCCGTATACATCACGCTCATTAGAGCTAATATAAAAAATTTCATAATGTTTATTTCAATTTAAAGTAAATTGTCTCCTCATCTGTTCTAGGATTGATTAAAGGTAAGTCAGGAACACCGACTGTATTGGATTTTCCGACATATTCCCATTTATATCCTTCACTCATTTGTTGTCTAGAAGTATTAAAGAATTCTATATTTTCCCAGGTGAATAAACCTGCCATCATAACTATCGCAATCATTTCCAAATCTCCAAGGCGCAATCTTTTTCAAATTTACCTGATACAGCCTGCCTAGCCCATTCTAATTCTTGGATCAGTCGATTGTACCACTTTTGATCATGAGGATCTTTAGCCTTGTCATGATCTTCTTTAAGTTGTAGTATTCTAGTATCTATGTACTGACTCGTTATGTTATTCTTTCGGCGCATAAAAACAATTATCCTCGTAACTCCAAATTCGTTTTTCGTAAACTGACGGTTTAAATATATGTGAATAGTCTTTTTTAAATTTATCTATTCTCATTTTAATCATTGACACTCTTTCTTCTAGGTTCATTTCTTCTCCTTTGAAATGAAACCATTTCGGTAGCTATGGACTTAAACTAACTGCTACGAAACGTCGTGCACGACCAGGCTGGTTCCCCACCTTTAATCTTTCCACTTGAAGTGGTGATCAATTCTACATTTACCATAATATAGAATTCCTAGCCATACAGTAAATAGTATGCCGTCGATATAAGTAAGCTCATTCCAAGCTGTAGTAAAATCCATAATTTTTCTCCTTATTTCATAATATTAGTATTATTTATAATTATCGTGCACGTGCAATTGAATAATTGCGTAATGAATTATTTTCATAAGATCATTTCTGTGATCTTCTCGATTTCCCTTTTTACCATATCTTTGAGCATACTTAAGAATATTTCCTATACAGAATCCTGTACCGTGTCCACTGTCTAATATGAATTCAGTAGCTTGAAATTTATTCTCTGAGTAGTGAGCTTTATATGTATCATCAATATGATCTTTTATTAAGTGTATATTCTTATCTTCACTGAATTTATAATCTATCTTAGGAAGATCGACTACTTTTTGATCATCCTTAATTCTTTCAACGTCTTGTTTTACTAACATATCAAATAACCTCATTTTTTAGTATACCTTTAATCATTTCTGATTTAACATTTTCTTTATTCATAAATTTTATATCACAGTAACCACAAACTACATACCCTTCTTTAGGTACATTATAATAAACTCTAGGATGATCGTTATCACAATATACCGTTTCTTTATCTGTATATTTTATAGTGTTTGGATATATTGCGTCTGGATCATGTTTTTCCATTATCTAATTTTCCAAATATAAAATATGTGATCTCCTATCTTTGCAGTCTTGTGTTTGCTCTTAGCCCAGCCTGGTGTAACGTAGTCAGCATGATAGTGTGTAGCACCATGTGTTATATCTGCCCAATAACCAGATGCTATTTTAGTAGACATAGCTAAGACATAATTCCAAAGGTCTGCATCAATCTTTGGAATTTCATCTGACTTACCATCACAGTACCAGCTGAACTGACACCGATGTCTAACTGGATATTCTATTGAAGGATCCTTCCAAGAAGGTTTAGTAGGACCTTGTTCTACAACTTCACATGGAGTATCAGGAAATCTCTTATCCTTAACTCTATTCATCGTGACTTGTCCTACTGCTACCATACCACGAAATGGTTGGTTTCTAGCTTCCCAATAAATATTTTGTGCAATACATAATAATTGTTTGCTATCATAGAACTCAGCACGAACTGATGTTACTAATGAAAAGATAATAAAAACTGATAATATAATTGATCTCATAACCTACTCCTCTGCTATAAGTTTTATTCTATCACAGTTTAACAGCAATGTAAACAGTTTTTTTCATTTAAAATGAAAATATTCTATTATTTATTAAGATTTTGTAGGTTTCCAGTATTCTGAGGCAGGAACCTTTATAAATCTTTTGTTCGTTGTATTCTTACTTGGATTAGGAACTGTAAGAATAACATTCTTTAATTTTTGAAAAGCTTCGAACTGAGCATCTAATCTATCACCATAAGATCTTTCTCTTTTAACGAGTTTAGTCCATTTCTTAGATACATTTGGTCTTTCACCTTTTGATTTATATGAATCATTACTAGATCTTCTCTTTCCCATATTTTCTTCTCCAATCGGCGTACGCCTGTAATAGTAAATTTTTTTCTAATTGCTTAGGATAGTTAAATGACAATCCTTGTTCTTTCATAATTCTCTTGACCCACTTTGGATTGTTAATACAATCTAAGTGGTATTTTTCGAAGAATGGTTTTTGTGGAATCTTTTCGTATGTTTCCATTACAGCTTAAAATCTTTGAACTTTTCACCTGCTTTAGTTTTATCAAAGACAGGCGTATCATCAACTAAGTTATCTTGTTCACTTTCTTCTATGTCAAATAATCTCATTTTGGACCTATCAACACCTACGACAAATCTCTTGTTTTTTACAGGATCATTATACCTGTTCTTTAGCTGCTTTACTAGAAGCTGTCCCATATTTTCAAGTTCTTCGGTCGATATGATTGCAAACATGAGATCAGCAGTTGCAGGTAAACCGAAGCTTTCAGATGTATCTTCAAGACCGATATCGGAGTTGGTATATCCTGACCTTGTAGTTTGAGTGGCAGAAAATATTGGTACATCGAACTCAACAGCCAAGCCTCTTAATTCTTCAGCTATAGTTTTTATATATGTGTATGAGTTTATCGCTCCACCCATGGATTTGACTCGAGATGATGCCATGATATTCAAGTAATCAACGAATATTATATCCGGATCAAAATCTTTCTTTAACTTGAGCTCGTTTATCAATGACCTCATGTGAGAAGTATTTGCTTGACCGGTCGGATATTCTTTAATGATGAGCTTGCCTTGAGTTTTCCTAGCAAGATCTTGAACCTTAGATGAGAACATATCCTTAGATAGATTAGGAATTTGATCGATAGGAATATTCAATAGGTTAGCATCAATTCTTTCAGCTATTCTTTCTTCTGCCATTTCCAATGTTACATATAGAACATTGTATCCTTGCACCAGAGCAGATCCTGCTACATGACACATGAATAATGACTTACCTACACCAGTACCGGCTAAGCATATATTTAAAGTCTTATTCGGTATACCGCCTTTGGTTATCTTATTGAAGTATTCTAAATCAAAAGGTATTTTCTCTTCATCGGCATGATAAAAATCAAACCTTTCGTTTATGTTTTCAATATAATCATGACCTACATTAGCATCAAAGCAAACTCCTAAAGCCTTTTGTAATATGTTAGGTAAGGCACCCTTTGTTAAAGTTGAGTGTTTTCCATCTATTATCTGGATAGATTCCATTATGGCGTTATATACTGCTCGATCTTGACACCATTTTTCAGTTGAGTCCAGTAACCATTTTTCATCTATCTTTTCTTTACTGAAGAGATTTGGCAGTATTTCTATTGCGTGTTTATAATGTTCTTTACTGAAATTATCTGATTGGTCTACTTCAATTTTAAATGACTCAACCGTAGGAAGCTTATTGTACTTCCCGACAAATTTACCTGCTTCTTTAAATAGGATTCTATACACTCCTTCAAAATAATCAGGCTTTATGAAAGGTAGAACCTTCCTCATGAAACTTTCATCAGTCAATAAGTTTCTTAATATTATTTGTTCTAAATTTGTATTCAATTCTTAGTTCTTTCTGTTGTTACTACTGAACCATCTTGTAATCCTCTTGCTATAATCGAATTTAATATCTTACCGGCTTCTTCTTGTAATTCAGTATTTGTTTCATTTAATTCAGAATCAGGAGATTCAATAACTTTAAAATTAAAACTGAGATGACCTTCTTTTTCATTAGCTGCAAGATTTCCAAATCTTATAACTGTTTCAGTAAACTGTCCTACTAATATTCTAATATTCCAACCTACATCATTACCATCAACGGGTACTAATTCATAATCTATATTCTCTTCATATTCTTTCGGCGGTGACATATACTCTCCTGCAGTAGTAAACTTTAAATCTTTCATATTGAGAATTTTTTCTTTAGGTATTCCTTAAAATCAGTTTGGCTAAGTACAGGATCCCAGAATTCTTTGGTAAGGGTTTCATCGTATCTGACTCTCTTATCACTGTCTTTAATCGAATACCATCCAGGGGAAGGCTTATTACAATACCCAGCATCAATGGCAACATCAAGAAGGCCAGAATAATTTTGGACGCCACCTTCCCAAGAAACGGTAATAGGTATTTTAGATTTTTCTTTAACATATCTTGATTTCTCCACGTTAATTACAAAGTGGTAGCCTTGAATGTCCTGTCCTTTTTTATCTTGTTGCCTACCTAAGATCCATATATTATCGGCTGAATAGTATATTCCTGTTCCACCTGAAACAACAGCCTTTGGAAATAGACCTATTTCTTGATAGGTATGGTTGACAGCGATTAATGGTATATCTTTCATGTTTAAGTAAGGCGTGCACATTCTAAATAAACCTTTAAGCGCTTTAGCTCTTGACATATCGGCTACTGATTTTTCATTGATCGCATCTTCCAATTCTTTCTTTGACGCAAGATTACCGATCGAATCTATCATTATAACTACTTTATCTTTTCTATCCAATTGTTCTAGCTGACTGATTATATCAAATTTTAATTCTTCTACGTTTGTAACAGGTGTATGTAGAACTCTATTAGTATCAATATCAAAATTTTCAAAGTAAGATTGCGGTGAACCAAACTCTGAATCATAAAATAATAATACTGATTCATCGTATTTTTTAAGATATGCGCTCGCCATAATTAAACCGAATGATGTCTTGAAGTGTTTTGAAGGGCCGGCCAACACTGTTAGGCCTGGAGCCAATCCTCCATCCATTGAACCAGATAAAGCTACGTTTATCATAGGTACATCAGTTGGTACCATATCAGATTCAGTGAAGAATTTAGATTCTGCGAGTACTTGTGACTCTTTTATCTTTGAGTTAGTTTTTAGTTTATCCATTATTGACATTAATACATTCCTCCTGGTATAAGGTAAATATCAATTAAAACTGCGAGCAAACCTAGTGTTACTCCAATTATAATATTGTTTGTTAGTCTTTTTCTTTCCAAGGCAAATCTCCTTTTTAACATTATACCATAAATTCATCTAATTGTAAACCAGTTTTTTCATAGCTTACATTTCTTGATTTGTTACATTGAACTATAAATTCAGCGTCTATTAATTGGTTATCCAGTCTTCCATCTACAAATTTTAAAACTTGATCCGCCATATCTGATGCTGTTCCTACTGGAACATTTTGGCATATATGGTTAATATTCTTCTTTCCTCCTTGCAGTTGGAAATCATCAGGTAAACCCATAATAGTTAAACATTCTCTAATAGTTAGAAACCTGTCTTCATCTGGATGTGTGAGTTCTAGTGGCATATGACCAACAAAGGCTCCTATATAGTCTTTAGGAATAGTAACTAGTCTTCTCATTATGTTGTTGCCTTGTTCCAGTTTCTTATGAATTTCCATTGCTTTATCGGATTGTTTGATGTATCCGTTCTCCATAAACCATGATGAGACTCTATTATATTTAACACCATGTTCTTCAATATAATCCATAGCATTCATCGTTTTCGTTAAACTTCTCTGGAACTCTTTGTGTGTCATTCCACCACACATTTCTTTTAACACAAATTGATAGTAGGGATTATCGGTAGGAGTCTTTTCGTTTGCTAAAACATTCATAGGATCATTTGGATCTCTAGTTACACTTCTTATCGTATCTTCAATCGGCTTATGCTTTCTTTTAAAGTAGTCAAATGGAGGTATCTTATCACCTTTCCAAAAGAAGTAGAATGCTCTATCTCTTACCTGCCCTAATCCATGAAGAATAGATTTCGTTTTATATAGTGAAAAAGTGTATCCGTATTTTTTTCCAATTTCTCGTAAATCTTTGACAACTGGTTCTCCCATCTTTGAAGCAAGTCTTGGTGCGTTTTCGCCCCAGAATACTTTAGGCTTGAGTGTACCCAGGACATGAGTGGCTGAAGTGCGCATCCAATCATTAGTAGAAGAATCAGAAGATGCTGAAGTATTGAGGCTAGACAAACCAGCACAAGGACACACGGTGTTAATAACATCGACAGAAGGAACGTCAGGTAACCTATCACTTCCAATAAGATGATAGGGAACTTCTCTTTTATAGTATTCCACAAGGTGATTATCATTTGCTTTAAAATCTTCATAGCTTAAAATATATTCAGGTTTTTTTCCAAAGACGTTTTGCATTGCAATAGTTTCTCCACCTATCAGTGGAACTATGCTAGCGTAAGTATGGTTCATGCTAAGTCCTCTGTTCTCCATCCTTTATCAACCTGAACATTTACTGCCCTAGCTCGCGGTAAGCAGTTGGGAGTGAGTATATCATTAATTACAACTCTACAGCCTTGTGACACTCCAAGTATCAGTTGATCATAGGGTATTAGGTTATCTTCTAGTATTTGTTCTGTAAATTTTCTAGCACCTTCTTTCCTAGCAGACACTAAGATTATGGTATCTCCTCTTGAATCCAGTTCATCAAGAGTTTCCTTGACACCAGGAAGAAGTTTTGCAGAATTTTTAAGATTTGAATATCGATGAGCGTGAGTAAATATTGTTCCATCCAAATCTATAAAGTATGTATTATTTTTCTTAGTATAGTATTCTGAGATCATTCCCTTAAATAATGCAAGATCTTCAGGAGTTCCTGTTGACCAGTATTTGCCTATACCGTTCTGTTCAATTGAGCTAGTTCCTATAGACGCTTTATTTTTTATTAGATAGTTATAAGTTTCAGATACATAGGTTTCACCTCTGAAAGATTTAAGAAGATCTTGAGTCGATTCTTTAAAGTCTTTAGCTTTTCTCCAATAGTGAACACCTACCAAAGCCTCACCGCCCTTTATAGGTTTATCAGGTTTTTCTGTCATTTTTCTGACATAGCCATTAATAGATTCAGCAAATGAATTTTTCAACTTATCTGATTTATAAGTTAGTACGCAACCTTGATACTGTCTTGCTTCTTTTAAGAATATATCAGGATTCCAATCTAAATACTGATCACAGTTAGTTACGATTAGTTCACCATTATAATTATCTTCTAGACCATATAGCGCAGTTTCCGCAGCACCAGTAGTAACATGATCAATTACTTTTATCGTTGGCGCACAGGAAAAAGTATTTATATCCTTAAGCTCCATTTCCAAATCGTTTAAATATGATCCTCCTAGATCTCTACATACAAATATGTACTCTCCCTTTATTCCTAAAGATTCAACGGTATATCTTATTAGGCTCTTATTGTTTACTTTAATTAAAGGTTTGTGTGTTTTATAACCAGCATCAGTAAACCTTGAACCTAATCCTGCCATCGATATAATTACTCTCATTTAAACATACTCCTATATTTTATAGCATAGTCAGTGCATATTCCTAAAGTACCTTTAAGAATTTTTTCTCCAGTATTTTCTGGTAGTACTATATATGAGCCATCGAAGCCCTTACCAGGAAGTGCCCATAATTCACGTTTTGATGTCATTACGACATCTTCATTAGTATGATAGAAAACTCTCTTATCCCATTCAACTAGATATTTAAGAGATCCGGTATCTTTAGCATGAAACCACACCTTTTTATTTTCAAAAAGCCATTTAGGAACCGTAGGTCCTGGCTTATCGTGTCCTAGCTTTAATTGATTATTTTGTAACCAAACATCAACTTCAACGTCAAATCCTAGTCCTAAGGCAGACATAATTGTTGGTAGAGTATTTTCTTTATTTTTATCAGGACCATTTACTAATCCTCTGTGTGCTATGATCTTCATCTTTTCACCACGTACTTATCACCGACTACGCTCGGTGTTTTTACACACATTATTGAACAGTCTTCTAGAAAGTTAGGATCAACTATAAATTCAGGGTGTATAACAAATAAGTCACCCTTCTTATAAATCACACCATCAATTTCAACTGCACCTTCCATAACATAGTTATATTCAGTAGCAATCTTATGATAGTGCTTGTCCCATATTTCGCCTTTAGGATGAGTTTTTACTGATACTTCAAAATCTTTAGTTTTTAATAATGAAGGATTAAAATCACCGATGAACCAACCGCCTTTAAAATCGGATATGTCATGTGATGTTATCGTTCCCTTTGTCATTCGCTACCTCCACAGCATGTTTCATAATAATATCATTTATATACTTTCCACTCTTTTTATCGGGTGTAATCATATCTTGTAGCTTGTTGTATAGTTCATTATACAACATTTCATTGGAATTGTAAAGGTTTATTTTCTCTAATAATTCTTTCGAGTCTTTAACTCTTAGTTCTTCAGGAAATCCAATATTGTTTTGTTCATCGTAGCTAGGATGCATGAAAGGAATTATTCCATGCTTAATCATTTCCCAGAATTTTCCAGTTGCCCAGCCAGGTGCTATTGGAATACAGAATGTATACTTAGTTCTTGGAAACTGCCAAGATAGTTCTGACATAGCAACTTGTTGAATCCTAGGATCTTTAAGAGCCTTTTCATTCCATACACCATAAACTTGCACATCTTCAACGCTGTCAAGTATAAAGTTTTTAAGATCATTGTATCTAGACGGTTTTCCTTCATTTAACCAAAGAACCATGTTAATATCACGTTCTTTCTTTACAGGTTCATCAAAGAAAGAATCGAGTCCTGATGGTTCTTCCTCTTCAACCACATAAAGAGTTTCCAAACCTGAATATACTGCTGGAACTTTATCTACAACCATGTCATCTTTTTCATATGAAACTCTATGTTCTACATCCATAGTTTCATTCATAAGCTGTAAGACTCTCTTAGGTGGAACTAATATATCCTTTGTAGGCTTAGGATAACATCTTGGATCAAGTGAAAGAACTGTATAAGGAATTTTCGTCTCATTGATAAAATGATGAAGAGGACCGGCATATTTAGCGGCAGCCATCAATGTCTTAATATGTTTTCCTTCCTTCATAGTTTTACCTTGAACAGCATATTCAAGAACTCCACCTGCAATAAAGATTCCAACGTCAAACTTATTTTCAGTTTTTATGACATGATCAATAAACCTCCAAGATTCCGTAGTTTCATCTTTATCATCTTGATTATCAAACCAGTCATTAAACTTTGCCCATACATCTACTACATTCTTATGAGGATCAATTTTATTTCTTATTTCAGGTTTTAACCTAGAATAATTAGATCTTCCTATTAAGTAAAAAGTGTGTTCAGGATTAAATTTAATAAGAGTTTGAAATATAATTCTGGCATCGATGGAACCGGCAGTCATAGCCTTCTTTCCTTTACCCTTTTCTTCAGGGCCAAACTTAATTGATTTTCCTATTTTACCTATTGCAATTTTCATTGAGGTACTCCTTTATTTCATTCATGACTTTAGGTTCAAAGCTCTTATCATTGAACTGACGATTTAATCCAGAAGGATGAGGTGCTTTAAAATGCTTAACTTTATTCCTAGTTAAGTATGTATCTGCTAAAGTACCTAATGTTATTATCTTTCCATATTTTTTAAGTTTATTAGTATTGAGAGTAACTTTCTTAAGAGTAAGATTCGGTATAAATTCATCAACTAAATTTACAAAATCATATTTATCTACTCCTGCGTTTATCATCCACTTTCTAACTTTACCAAGTGTTGGAGAAGTTTCAGTTGTTTTATTAGGATTAGGACTGTGTCCTATCACTATCACTTTATTCATAATGTAAACCTTTCAATTGCTGCAATAAAAAATTCATATCCTACCCAAGCAAAAAATAAAAGTACTAATGTAACTAGAAATTTATTCATTCCATCATTGCTACCGTTATGTTTCCACTCATCTTTCATAATTTATTCATATACTCTATTATGTGTATCATTTACTCTGATAAACGTAGCACACTTTGATAGAGACTTAAGTTTTTCTGCACCAATGTATGTACACGCTGATCGTATTCCTGACAGTATGTCGACAATAGTTTTATCTACAGGACCTCTGTATTCTACCTCTACCGTCTTACCTTCTACCCCTCTATATTCTCTATGAGGAACATTGTGTCTAGACATAGCGGATTCAGAAGCCATACCGTAAAATTTCATCTTTCCATCTATGATTTCTCCATCGCACTCATCGTGTCCTGATAACATTCCACCAATCATTACAAAGTCTGCACCTGCCGCAAATGCTTTTACAATATCACCAGAAGAATTACATCCACCATCTGCAATAATATGAGCATTTAATCCATGTGCCGCGTCTGCACATTCCATAACAGCGCTGAGTTGTGGATAACCAACACCTGTTTTTATTCTTGTAGTGCATACAGATCCTGGTCCTACACCAACCTTAATAATATCTGCACCTGCTAAAATCAGTTCCTGCGTCATGTCTGCGGTTACAACATTTCCTACGACGATCGTAGCATTCGGTACCTTCTCTCTTAAAGATTTTACTGCATCTATGACTGATATAGTATATCCATTTGCAACGTCAATACCCATAAAATCCCATTTTGAGTTATTATCGGCTAAAGTATCTATGTCTTCCAATCCACCCATCATACAAAGATTTTTTCCTTTAAATGTGTTAATACTATTTTTTAAATAGTGTCTGGCCGGACTAGTAATCATCTTATGTTTAAACAATACTTTGTACATTTCTGGTGTTCCGACAGTATCCATGTTTGCAGACATAATTGGTATACCGGTCCAGTTTCTCTGGCTGTGGAGAAAAGTATATGTTCTTGTCATATCAACGTCACACCTAGATGTAAGAGTAGATCTTTTAGGCCTGATAAGTACATCAGAATAATCTAATTTTTTTTCATTCTCAACTCTCATAATTTATTATACCACACTTTCTTAGCTTTGTAAATCATATTTTATGTTTGCCTCTGACAATAATTTTTGAGATAGTTGCCAGGATTCATTCCACCTTTCCGGAAGTTTTGGTGCTTTCATAATGACCCGTTTTATGCCTACCTGTATTACACCTAGACAGCATTTAGAACATAAAGGCAAACCATATATGTATAGAGAAGCTCCATCTAAACTAACTCCGTTATAACATGCATTATATATGACATTCATTTCGGCATGAACTATCCTATCATATTTAGATTTCTTATCTTCTAATAAACCGATATTATCATGAATACCTCTAGGAAATCCATTATATCCTTGAGATAGTATTTGTCCTTTGTCACCAACTGCAACTGCTCCACATTGAGTTGAAGGATCCTTAGACCACTTGGAAATTTCTTCTGCTAGATCCAAGTATCTTTCTTGCCACTTCCAGTTTTTCATTAAGGTATTAATGATCATGCAGCTCCTTTATATCCTTCCCACCAATCTGGTGCCGGCCTTCCCCAGTCCCATTTAGCAAATGGCTTAGCCGTATGATAATAATTACGATATGCCTGTACAGCATCACCTGGAACTATACAATCAGGATAGTGTGACATAGCTTGAGCAAACTCAGTTAGTCCAATATCAGGAATATTTGTAGGAGGCCTATGTAATAGTTCACCTAGTTTTTCCCAAGTAGCATGAACTTTTTTACGCCTAAACGTATATTCATCAGCCATAGCAGCAAAATGTTTATAGTGCCACTTATAGTTATCCTTTGATTCGGTAGTCCATGTCGTACAAGGATGATACTTATGTACTGCTGCATAATACAGGCTTTCTCTTCCATCATTAAAAGAATAATAAGTTTGTATAGTCTTACCTGATTTAGATCTTCTTTTTTCTGGTGTGCCATCTAATAATCTATGAGCTGTACTTAGCATTTGTGCTGACTCAACGATCATTTTTGGTATATGTTTATCACACAGCATTTGAGCTGCAAGCGTAGGATCTTTATGTAATACGAAAATATTCATTATTCTGGTTCCTTTACTAGATGAAAGTGTTGTTCATAGACATGAAGGTTTTGTACCTGCCAATATATAAAGCCTGTACCGAGTTCATCTTCATCGCTGTCAAGAGATTCATTATATAGATTTATGATTTCATGATGCATGAACTGCTGCCAGGCAAAATCATTCTTATATCCATATATTACATCATTAGAGCGCATTTGAACTACACAGTGTATCTTATCATTTCTTATGTAGTAGGATACTGCATTGGTACATATAAAATCATCTTTACCTGATTCATTATATTCAGACCATATTGAAGGCCTATTGTAGACTATAGTAGCTCGACGAGTATCTTTATTACGCATTAGCTCAGCTATAGCGTTTGACATTTGATTATGATACTTTGAAGAAAAACATAGTAAGCCATAGTTAGAATTTATTTCACCATGTTTATTTGCAGATAGTTTCCATGCTCGAGGTGGTTCTCTATCTTCGCCAAATATATCGTTTATATTTGTAGACATTGATTTGTACCATTCTATTTCAGAATTAATATAATCTCTATTAACTGTACCAAATATAGAGGGTTCATCGGCTATGAAAGACGCACCAATCAGTTCAATTGTTTTCTGACCAGTTTTATCTATGGTAAAGTTTTTATTCTGTAACTGTTCTATGAAATGTTTTCTTATATGTGTTGTATTAATTATCGGTAACATTTGCTTTTTTCTTTTTGTTAAACATATCTCTCTTAGGATCTTGACCTTCCATCTTACCTCGTATATAAGATACAGCGAAAGACGAATAGTTAATAAGATCTTTATATGTATCTTCAAGAGATTCAAAGTTTGGATTATCACCGGCTTCAAGCAATGATTGAGCACGAATTAGTTTTTGCCATATCATATCATGGATAGTGTCAACACCACGGCGATAGTGCATAGCTTGAACAATATTAGATTGTTCATTTTGATAATCTTGAGATTTTTTAGTTTGCAGCTCAGCACATTCTTGAAGAACTTTCACAGATTCTTTCATATTTTACTCCATTTCTTTTTATTCTATCACAGTTTAATAGTAATGTAAACAGTTTTTTTCTCTTAAATCGAAGTTCTATATACATATTCTATAGCTCTATCGGCTTCAGTATCAAAATTTCTATTCTTGTACCATTGACCATTGTCATTATCGAACTGCCTACATAGCTCGGCAATTTCATCAGCTTCAATAGGATATTTCTTTCTTATAGCATTGCTTGCAGTTGCAACCATTATTTGATACATCTTATGATACCAACCTGTTTCACCTATGGCCATATACTCTGAAGCAAGTTTCTTTGGAAAGAAAGGACAATCGCGATAACTAGTCCATTCAAAGTTAACCTTTTCATCCCATATCTTATCTTCCATATATTGAAGAACTTGGTCTTGCATTGCTTTAGGTAAACGATCAAAGAAAGAATCATTGTCATCTTTTTCTACAAATTGGTGCTTCTCCATAAGTATTTCCGGAGTTATAGCAAAACCTTTATTTGTAAATATAAAGTTGTAAGCACCTGGATATTGAGCTGGAATATAATACATACGAGACATATCTTTAGTTTGCCTATCACCTAGGTTATCAAACTCAGTATTTAGTGCATACCAGAAGTGTTTTATTTGTCTGTTAACAACTGGTTCAGATAATTTGAAAACCAGCCTAAACTTTGGGTAATCTTCTCTTGAACTAGCTGTACTGTAGCAGATATAGTAGTACTGTCCAAATCGTTGAGCAAGTTGCTGTTCGAGGTTTCTGTTGTTAAAGCTATGATCATCAACATCAATAGCAGCCCAACCGCTCCAATTAATAACATTTTTATTAGCACGAGTACTATCGGGTGTGTAAGTAGCAGGACTAATAAGAGGAGAACTAGTGCCGTTTCTATCATAATCTATTCCCTTTCTTCCAGGCTTTTGTGACAAACCATAGAGCAAGCCTTCGAACAAATCCCATGTAGGAAAGTTCATTCTCTTGTGAGTTTTATTATCGTATATGTTTTTAAATAGTGTTAAAGAATAATCCATACATTATTATTGTATCACAGTTTAAGGACGATGTAAATAGTTTTTTAGGAAAGTGTTCTTGAAAGTATTCCATGGTTGTCGCTATGTTCTGGCCCTTTCCAATCTTTTGGCTTAATTAAATCTGGCAATCCAAATGGATTAGGCCTGGATTCTTTTATTCCAACTTCCTTTGACATGTTTGCTTCATGTACTTGGTTCCAAGCTTTATTTCCATCAATACCGAATGCGTCTAGAGTACCAATAGCAAATACGCACATGTCAATTAATCCATCGACTATTTCTTCTGGATTTTTATTTTCTATAGCCTGGTTAGTTTCATCAACTTCTTCCTGAATCATTTTCATTCTAAATTTTAAAAACTCATTCAGCATAGAGTTATCAACATCGGACTGCTGTTGAGACTGTACCCATTTCTTAACACCAAACTTATGGTGCATTTCATTAATATCTTTTGCCCAGTTATCAGACATATTTTTCTCCTTTATACGAAAAAATCTTCCAGCGAAGAAACCTTTTCTACCTTCCAGTCAATAGCATCGAGTATTATCTTCATAGGTTCTATAAAAGTTTTTTCAAACTGCAGATCGTAATCTATGTAATCATGTAATTTAAATTCTTTCGGCAATACTTCAGGAAATGATATAATATTTTCCATCATAACATTTGGAGTTTTTAAGTAGACGAATTTAATTTTATCTCCACCTGAAATAGGCTCATACTTATTTGCTAATCCTCCTTCATTTAACAACTTGTTATATAAGATAGATCCACGAATATGAATAGGAGTACCTTTCTTATATACTCTATGCCTGTCCTTAAACTGATCAACATTGTTGGCTGACCTAGGAAAGGATATATTTTCAGGAGGTTGGTTCTTAAATTCTGTTTTAAAATCTTCTATAAACTTTTGAGTTTCTTCCTCATTGCCATTTACTATAATCTTAAATACTTCTTTAAACTTATCCCTAACTATTTGAGGAGTAGAAGACTTAATAGCTTCAATACCCATAATCTTAAGTTTAGGATTAGTATACTGTACACCTTCATTATTATGTACATTTAATATATATCTCTTTTTTGCAGTCCATATTCCACGATCTGCGATCGCTTCCCTAGCCATGACCATCCTTGAAGTGTGACAGTTCATCTTGTAATTTAGTTTTTTGTATGATTTTTCTAGGTTCTTTTCAAAATGATCTTTACATATTTGATCTAAGAATTTAACAGGATCTTTAGGATTGAACTTTTTAACAAGAGGACCAAAGTTTACATAAAGAGAATCGGTATCAATTGCTATAACGTAATCTTCATCAGTTTCCAGTAACTCATTTATCGAGCTGTTCATAGCCTTTTCAGCCCATCTTATCGCAAGCTGACCTGAATAAGTTATACCTTCGGCGATCTTAAGATCATAATACCTGAACCATCTGTTACCCATTGCACCGTAGAGAGAATTAAGAAGGATTTTAATTGCCATCTGCCTGTTTTCAAGTTGGTTTATCTCTGTATCTAGCTCATCAGTCTTTTGAAGTTCATATTGTTTCTTGGCAGCTAGCATCATGTTCTTAATAGATTTTCTTTCATCATAGTATTCTATAATAATCTTAGGAATCATTCCATCAAAGCTTTTTGAATATGTAGAACCATTTGCCGCAACGGTGACATTGTGTTCTATAGCCTTTAGTGATTCGCCCTTATCATTTAGATAGTAATCAACTTTAGATTTGAAGTCATGACCTGTATGAGTCAGTGTTTCCGGAGACATATTGTATTCAACGATAAGGTTAGGATAAAGAGAATTTAAATCAAAAGAAACTACCCAATCATGCATGCCTACCTGTGGTTCTTTGACGTAAGCACCTTCAAATGACTTCTTTACTCGATCAGGATTTGATTGAATTTCTGCTACAGTTTTCTGTGAGTTTAAACTCCTGTAAATTATGGAATCCCATATTGCTGTTACACCGAAAGTATCTCCATAGTTAACGCCACCTTTATACGCTATAGTTAAAGCCAGCGTTATCAAACCCATCTTTTCTTCCATGCGTTCAATAAGCTCGACATCTTTAATATTATAATCGATAAACAGCTGGTGATTTTCTTTATAGAGGTTTCTTAATGAGCCATACTCATCATAAGACAGTTTCTTTTCACCTAAGACTACGTTTGCTATGTGATCAAGTTTATATGATTCTTGAGGACCATAAGTGTAACCAAACTTTAAAAACAGCTCATAATAATCAAGCGTTTCAATACCCTTAAGCGTAAATATATCATGCTCTTTGTTTTGTTTAGTGACAGTTCTATGATCTACGTGTCCCCACGGGGAGAACTTTTTAATATAGTCATGACCTAGTAATTTAAATGTCCTGTTAATTAAGTAAGGTATATCAAAGAACCTCACATTCCAACCGGTGACAATATCCGGTGTTCTTTCAAACTCACTCCAATATTCAGCGAAGCTTTTCAGTAATTCTATTTCACTATCACATTTTATATATGATACATTATAGTTGGACTTTGATTTATCATAATCATTTAAACCCCATACGTAGTAGATATTCTTTAAGCTGGATTTTAATGCGATCGATATGATCGGCTGGTTTGCTTCATTAGGATATGGAAATCCTTCATCAGATGCAACCTCAATATCAAAAGATACTACGTTTATTTTCTTTCTATCAAACTCAATATCTCGAGGAAATGCCTCAGTAATAAACTGTTGTATGAAATTTGAATGACCATATATTTTAAAATTGTCAACATGCTTATACTTATCAATGAAAGCCTTAGCATCTCTCATAGAGTCAAACTGAACCGAATCAACTGATTGGTTGTCCAATGATTTCCACTGGCTTTTCTTTTTTGATTTTATATATAGTGAGGGTTTATACGAGATTTTCTTGATTATCTTCTTTCCAGCGTGATCATAACCCCTGTAAAGAATAGAATTGCCATAGCGGCTAACGTTTGTATAGAACTGCATATACCTATTCTATCACATTTTGTATGTAATGTAAATACTTTTTTTAGTTTTTTTTATAAATATTTTTTTGGCTCTGGGAGGTGGACTCGAACCACCACGCCTTGCTCAAGACAATAGGGAAACAACCTATCGCGTCTACCTTTTCCGCCACCCCAGATTAAGCACCGCCTGGTGTATTCTTTTTATATGGATATTTTCCATCTTCTTTTTCAAGCTTAAATACTCTTGAATTGTAAACAGCTCCCCAGAACCAATTTGGTCCTGGAGGAAAGAGATGCCATACTGATATACTGTCTCTTCTGTTAATCTTACACCAAGCTATGATTTCTTTAATTCTTTGCATTCTTGTCCAAGGCTGCAATCATTCTTGTCATACCAATACCTCCACCTACTCGTGGAAAGAAATCGAATTCTAAGAACTTTTCTAATTCAGCTTCAACTCTATCTTTACCAAATAAATTAAATAATAGTTTAGAATATTCTCCATCTGTGATTGTATGGAATGTATCTCTCATCATATCAACATCTGTAGATCTTTCAGCCGATCCTATTGTTTCCATACCACCTAGTATAACATCAATCTTTTTAGATGCGTCTTTATCATCATATCTACTCATATTCCAGAAAGGACTTGTAAATTCAGGAAAGTCTGTGATCATGGCTGTACCAAATTCATCATACATCTTATTTTCATGTTTGGCTTCAAGTTCCCATACATATTGCATGTCAAAATGTTTCTGCCATTCCTTATATGTTTTTTCTTCTGGCTTTTTAAATCCTAGGTAGTCTACTAATTCATACTCCATCTTCTTAAGGTCGTTTATATCTCCAGGCATTTCAAATTCAAACATTGGAAAGATAATATCATGCCTTCCTGGTATTGCGTTTGGTTCCTGCCTATACGAAGTAGAGACACAAAAAAACCCCTTACTATCGGGGCTACTTAATAATTCGTGTTCTAACCACATTTGACCTGTTTGTGGCAGCGGCCATATCTGACCTGCATAGTTATACGTTGCAACGTTGAAAGGATCTTCACATGCTGCTAATATACTTAATCTATTTTGAGTATGGACTTCCAGAAAACCTTTGTCCAAAAAAAATGACCTTAAAAGGCCAACGGTATCTGTAAATTTTTGAGGGGAAATTAGTTGTGTCATTACAAGCTCCAATTGTATAAATGTTTCTTCGCTTATTTATACAATCAGAACTTATAATATTTTATTTATTTAATTTATTTTATAGAAGCTAATGCATCTTGTTGTTTTGCAAAATCTTCATCAGATAAAGGCACAAGTCCTGCTG